AACGCGGACAACCAACATGGGTCCAGGACGAGCAAGCCCCCGCGACGTTCCTGGCCTGGGCCCGTGATGTCCTCGCCTCCCACGCCTTCGAAGGCCCAAGGGACCGCGAGGTGTGGGCCCTCCACGCCGACGGCAAGAGCCTCAACCAAATCAAGACCGAGCTGGGCATCTCCCGCAACACGGTAAAGCGCTCCATCGCCCGCGTCAAACTGGCCTCCCCGCCCCCGCCCCTCATCAACCCCTGGCTCAAGAGCCAGCACGAAGAGGCGGAAGAGAAGCGCCGCCAGCACGAGGAATCCTGGTCCACAAACGGAGGAACCATGCAGAAGCCCGAACGCAAGCCCATCGAGTACGCCTCCATCGAGCTCAAGGCCGGCGTCGACATCCCGGGCCTCGCCCGCAAGAACCGCTTCGTCCCGATGAAGGACCACCGTGGCATGGTCCAGCCCCTCATGGGCTTCCAGCACGCTGGGGGAATCGACGTCCTCAACGTCCCCACCAAGGACCCCAGGAACCCCCAGCGCCAGACCTACACGACCGTGACGGTCCCCTGGGGTGAAATCAAGCTGGCCATCCTGGTCCCGTTGGAGCGGGAAGAGGTGGAGACGGCGGCGTGAGCGAGTTTTGGTGGCACCTGCAGACGGATGAGCAGTTCATCCGAATGACGCTCTGGCAGCGCTGGCGCAACGCATGGGAAATGTTCTGGGTCTACCTGCTCGGCGACGGACAGGGAAATCCCTGGCCGCCCAGTGGGCTTCGGGTGCCCAGGCGCCGATGACTGACGCGACGCACGAATTAGGTCTTGGCTGACAACAGCGAAATAGAACCGGGACGGAAGAAACGGCGCGGCAAGGGTCGCCCGTTTCTGCCAGGTCAGACTGGCAACCCCGGCGGCCGCCCGAAGTCCATCCGCGAGGTGGAGGCGATGCTGGACGCCGAGCACAGGACCGTCGACCAGATGCGCGAGACGTTCGCACTCGTGCGCCAAGTCGCTCACGGCGTCGACGAGCCGGTGTTCTACCAGGGCTCTGTCTGCGGCACGGTCCGAAAGTACGACGCCGCGTGGATGGCGATGTACCTTGGCAGGGTGCTCGGGCCGATTCGCGACGTCGAGGCATCGGAGCTGTTCAAGGACGCTCCCCCGGAGGTGCTCAAGTGGGCCGTGGACAACCTGCACTAGTCGGCACCGGCTCGCTCATCATCACCACGGACATCTCCCCCGAGCTGCGCCGGTTCGGCAAGCACGCCGACAACTGCCAGTGGTGCAAGCGCTCTGTCGAGGACGGCGACGTGGCCGACGAGGCTTTGTGTCGCAAGGGTCTCTTGCTGTTCCGAAAGGCGGAGGCACGTGCGCGCCGCGACGCTCTTTCGAAGGGCGGCTGAGCGCGAGCTGGCCCGCCAGGCACGGCAGGCGGGACCGGCCGCCATCGACCTGGCCAAGGTCTGTCACCCGAAACAGGCGCGCCTGGTCCGTGCCATCGCGTCGGGCGCGAACCGCAACATCGACGCTCTCTGTGGCCGCCAGAGCGGCAAGAGCCACGGGGGAAGCATGGCGTCCCTTCTGGTGGTCAAGGACCGCCCACGGGTGAACTGGCTCTACGTCACGAGCACCTACGCGACCTGCGAGAAGATGGCCTTCAACCCGGCAAAGTTCCACAACACCGACCTGTCTCTGGGCTTCACCCCGCTCTCGGGTCGCGAGATGCAGATGCGCCACCCCAACGGGTCGACAGTCTACTTCCTGGGGGCTGACCACGAGAACACCATCGTCAGGCTTCGCGGCACTCCGAACCTGGCCGGCTGCATCATTGACGAGGCGGGCATCTACGACCCGGAAAACCTCAAGCTCATGATCGAAACCGTCCGCCCCGGCCTGCGGCCCCTCGCCGGGAAGATGGTCGTCATGGGAACCCCGAGCCGCGCCGGCAAGCAGGGCACCTGGTACGACATCACCGAGAACGACAGCTACGACCACCACCGGTTCGACTACCGCGACAACGACCGCGTTCCGAGCTTCGCCGACGTCGAGCGGCTCATCGACGAAGAGCTGACAGCCATGGGCCTCACACGAGACTCCGCGTACTTCAAGCGCGAGTACCTCGCTCTCTTCGAGGTCGACCTTGCCGAAAAGGTCTACCAAATCACCAACGACAACCTCATCGACGAAATCCCCACCGACCTCCAGACCTACACGAGCGCCGGCGACATCGGCGTCTCCGCCAACGACGCCCTGGTCTCCATCGGCTGGCGCCCCGGCGACAACAACCTGTACGTCGCCGACCAGGAGGAAGCCGCCGGCCAGGACTCAATCGCTTGCGCCGACATGGTGAACGCCCACAACACCAAGCGTCACCCGCTCACCATCGCCATGGACCCCGGTGGCCTGGGCCAAAAGACCATCAAGACCGTCCAGCGGCTCTATCCCAGCGTCCCAATCACCGAAGCGCACAAGCCACCCATCGGCCTCCAGGTTCGCGCCGTCAACCAGCTGGCCCAGGGAGGCAGGCTCAAGCTCAAACGCGGCTCCAAGCTCGCCCTGGAGCTTTCCCGGCCCACCTGGGTGGACGGCATCGTCGGCGGGGAGATTGATGAGCACGGCAAGCACTCGGACCTGGTCCCGAGCCTGCGGTATTGCTGCATCGCAGGGGCGCCCTACTTCCCGTTCCTGATTCGCGAGCTCACCCCGGCCGAGAAGGAGCTCGAGAAGCGGCGGGCCCAGGTCGCCAGGGCAGAGCGAAACCGCATCCTGAACGAGCACCGAGCCCAGGAGTACGACGCCATGGAGTTCCGGGACAGCCTGACCGACGACATCGACCAGTAGGACCCATCCGCGCACTTGCGTGGACCCCGGGCGCCTCCGCGACATCCTGGCCGAGCTGAAGGCCGCGGGGGTTTCGCGCGCCAAGCTGGGCGAAGGCGAATGCCTCGAAGTCGAGTTCGACCGCGCTCCCGTCCCGTCACACGGCCTGGTCGACCCGACCACCGGGCATCCGGTCGACCTCGACGAAGGCGCGCCCGAGACCGCCCAGGCCGACCTGGACGACAAGATTCGGTCGGCCAACTTCCCGGCTCCCAAGCCGAAGGCCGAAAAGAAGGCGTAGCCCGTGGCGGACGAAGTCCACTCGTACGCCTTCTGGGCTCCCGACCTCGAGGACAAGGAACGCGCGCGCCGGGCGGTGAGAGCCCAGCAGATGATTTGCGTCCTCCCGACGGAGACATACCGCCGGGACATGGACATCCGGAACGTCCGCATCTACGAGAACAACCCCGCGGTCACGATGTTCTCGTTTGCCGGGAAGTACTACGAGGACACGGCCACCATGGCCATGCCCGCCCCGGAGCAGTCGGTCAACAACAAGGCGAAGGCGGCAATCGATACCTTCGCCTCCCAGGTGTTCAGCACCGACCAGCGAGCGCGGTGCCTGACCGTCAATGGCGACATCGAGCAGGAGCTGCGCGCCATCGCGTTTCAGGAGTTCTGCGACGGGCTGGCTCATGAACTGAAGTTGCACAAGCTCCGCGTGCGGGCCGGCTTCGACGCCTGCATCCTGGAGTCAGGCGTTGGGTGCATCCAGTTCTTCACCGAAGACGGGAAGGTCAAGGCGGAGAGGTGCATCGCCACGGAATTCGGGATCAACATCCAGGACGGCCTGATCAACGGACTCCCGCAAACGCTCTACCGCCACCGGGCGATGGCTCGCGACAAGGTCCTGGCTGACCTCGGCACGGACGAGCGGCTCAAGGCGGCCATCAACGCCGTCGAGGCCGTGAACGTCACCGGCGCCCCCGGCGACTTCATCGACGTCTGGGAGCAATGGCACCTGCCGACCGGCAAGAAGACCGAAGACGGCTGGCACGTCATCGCCATCGAGCACGAAGACGGGGATTTGCTGGTCGAGAAGTACGAGAAACCGTACTTCCCGGTGGTTTTCTTCATGCCAGAGGGTCGGTTCACGGGGGCGTGGGGGAACAGCTTGATGACCCAGGCGCGCCCCCTGCAAATCCGCATCAACGTGAACGAGTACCGCCGGGAACGGGCCTACAAGCTGTTCCACGCCGGGCACTTGTACATCGACCGCGCCGCCCAGATGAAGAAGTCGGAGCTGTCGAACGAAATCGGCAGCATCTGGGAAGGCAACGGCCCGAATCCCCCGCAACAGGTTCTCTTTAACGCCGTCACGGCGCAGTTCGACGCCCACATCGAGGCGGACGGCAATCTCATCTTCGCCAACCTGGGAATCAACGTAGGCGCGTCCGTCGGAGCTTCCCAGCTCGGGGCAAATGCGCCCGCGGCCGCGATGCGGGAGGAGACCGCCAAGAGCGACCAGCGGCTCTCTCTGCCCCAGCAGAACTGGGAACAGTTTCACCTGGACTGCATGGCCGTTGCCGTCGACATGGTGCGCGACATCGTCACCGGTGCAGACAAGGGTGAGAAGAAAAAGCAGACGAGCGGGTACAAGGTCGCGGGGCCCGGCAAGTATGGCCTCAACGTCCAGGACTGGCGCGACGTCAAGATGGACGAGGACCAGTACATCCTGCAAATCAAGGCCGCGTCGCCCATCCCGACCGATCCCGACGGCCTGGTTGCGCTCGGGGAGCGAATGGTGGAGCTCCAGGCATGGAGTCCCGAGGAACTCGCCGGTTACATGCAGGACCTCGACGCCGACTCCCGCCTGAACCGCGGCGAGTCCCAGCGGCGCAGCCTCCAGAAAATGTACGAGTCGATGCTGACCAAGAAGAAGTTCGCCGCGGTCCCCGACGAGTTCACCGACGTGAAGCAGGCGATGAAGTTGGGCCTGGACTACCTGGCCAAGGGAAAGGACCTGGGCGTGTCGGAAAAGTACCTGGAACGCATCCGCCGCTATCTGAAGCGCCTCAAGGCCAACGCCTCACCCCCACCCGCTCCGCCTGCGGCTCCAGGGACAGCCGCGCCGCCCGGCGCACCCACCGGTCCGCCGCAGCTCCAGGCCGTCGCTTGAGCCCTTACCGGGCCGTCTGCGTCGAGTACGAGACGCCTTCGGGTAATCCCGGCTTCGCCGCGTTCGTGCCGGCCATTCCTGGCTGCGTCGTGCGTCATGCCAGCCGCGAGAAGGCGTGCCGGCTCGTGTCGGAGGCCGCCCGGGCCATCTCGGAAGATAACCTTGAGCGCGCTCTCGGTCACGCCCCGCGGTTCGTGTACCGCTTCGACTGACCGTGGACCCATCCGCGCTACGGTGAATGTCCACCGCAGCCGTCGAGATTCCGCCCCCGCCCACCGAGGGAGAGGCTCCGCCCGCGGAGACCGAAACGCCTCCGGTTGAGGGCGAGACTCCGGTCGAAGCGCCGGCCGAAGGCGAGACGACCGAGGCCCCCGCGGAGGGTGAGCAGCCTGCCGCCGCGGCTCCCGAGAAGCCGGAAATCCCCGAGGCCGACATCAAGGCGGCCGCGCTCAAATACGCGAACGCCACGATGGCCGCCGCGCGCCGGGCTGAGTCGCGCATCGAGTCGGTCAAGCAGGAGAACGCCCAGCTTTCGACCACGCTGAAGGCGCACACGGACTTCGTTGAGCGCCTCCAGAAGGGCGATTCGAGCGCCCTGGCGCTCATCGGCGTCTCTTCAGTGCGAGAGCTGCTCGATCGCTTCGCCAATCACGGCGAGGCGAAGCCGAAGACCCCCGAGGACATCGCCCGGGAGGAAGTCGAACGGCGCTGGAAGGAGCGGGAGGAGCAAATCGCCGCCCGCGAGCACGCGGCCACCGTCGCCTCGGAGCAGGCCCGGGTTTTCGCCCTGGTCGACGCCGACAAGACCAACTTCGCCCGCACGGCCACCCGCCGCGGGCATGAGGAGTTGTGGGGCGCGCTCGGCGAGTACCACAATCTCCACGCCGCTTACTTCGCAAACAACCCCTGGACCAATGAAATGGTTCTGGCGGTCGCCAACGCCGTCGAGAAAGACCTCCGGCAGGAATTCGGCGACCCGCCCCAAGTTTCGGCCACGCGCCCGGCCGCAAAAAACGGCGCATCTCCGAGCGGCACCGCGACGCCCGGAAGAAACAGCGGGAAGACGCTGACGCACAAGGGGTCTGGGGGTGCGCCGACTGAGCGCACGCGGACCTACGCCAGCGAGGAAGAGCTGAACGCGCAAATCGCGGAGGAGCTGCGCGCAGAGCAGCTGATTTGACTCCCCGCTGAAAGGGCGTTGCCGTGGCTTTCACCGCAAGCGGTCTCGCAGCCTATCTCAAGAAGAAGTTCGACCAGAAGTTAGTCGACAACAGCATGACCTCGGTCTCCGATGCCATGCTCAAGAGCGTCGGGAAGAAGACCGACGGCTCTGGCACCACGTTCTCCTGGCTGGTGGACGCGGACGACTCGTACAACGCGTCGCCCGACTTCACCACCGCGCAGAACGCTGCCACCAACAACACCAACACCGTCGGCCTCCAGTTCACGTCGAGCTGGAACGATATGTCGGCCGTCGCGCAGGTGACCAGCTCGGTCATCGGCAAGACGCGCAACGACGACGGCGCCTGGATGAAGGCCGTCGACGTCGCGATGAAGAAGACCCTGGCCGGCATCGCCCACTACAACCAGCTCATCCTGCTGGGGTACGGGTGGGGCGAGGTGTCGCAAATCAGCTCCATCTCGGGCGCCACCTTCGTGCCGAAGGTTCCTTCGGACATCACGAAGTACGTGCTGGGCATGCCGCTGGTGTTCAGCGCCTCGCTCGCGGGGAACACGCTGGACTCGGCCACCGTGCTCTACGTGACCGGCGTTTCGTACACGCCGGGCTCGGAGCTGGTGACGCTGAACGCGAACCTGTCCACGGTCTCGGCCAACGCCAACGACTGGGCGTTCATCGCGGGGGCTCGGCAGAACAGCGCCACCCCGGCGCAGATTGTCCCCGTCGGGCTCAACACCTGGGTCCCCAACCAGCTCGCCGACCTCGGCAACAGCTGGATCACCACGGTCCTGGGCGGAAACCGCACCGTGAACAGCCGCTACTACGGCACGTTCGTGGACGGGACGCAGGGCGGCTCCCCGCTCGGCGCCCTGATGGACGGGACGCAGGAGGCCTGCACCATCGGCAACGCCAAGAAGCTGGAGTGCTTCTGCTCCAAGGCGACCTTCACCACCATCGCGAAGGACCTCCAGAACGCGGTTCGCTACAACGACAACCCGACCAGCAAGTCGGTGGGGTCGACGCGGCTCCTGGTCTACGCCGACGGGCAGGCGGAAGCGCACCTGAACGTCAGTCGGACCATGAACGACAACTACATCATCGGCTTCGACCCGGAGACGCTGGTGTACCGGTCCATCGGTGGTCTCCCGCACCTCGACAACGAGGACGGGCTCACCATGGCTCGCCAGGCCTCCACCGCCGGGTACGAAATCCGGTGGTTTCAGCAGTCCATCGTCCAGCCCACCAACCTCCCCTCGATGCTGAGGGTCCAGCTCGTCTGATTCGGAGGCGGCGGCGGGTTTCGGCTCGCCGCCGCGTTCCTGAAAGGCCTCAATCATGGCGCGCTCACAGCTTTTTCCCTCGGTCATCGCGACCCACGGTCGCCGATTGCCCGCAAAGGTCTGGGGGTCTGTCACCCTCGGCTCGTCCGGGGCAATCGCATCCACCACCGGCTTCTGGGCTTCGAAGGCCGCGACCATCTTCGGTGTCGTCAAGACGGCTTCGAAGACTGGCCGTTACTCCTTCACGATGGACCGCACGTACCGGACTCTCCGGGTGACGGGCGTTTCCATCGTGGGACCCACCGACGCGGCGTTCGGCAACACCAACGCCAATGCGATCCAGGTCCGCAACCAGACCACCTCGAGCTTCGACCTCCAGCTGTTCCTGGCTTCCTCGGGCGCCGACACCGACGGGGCTTCTGGGACCGTCATCAACGTCGAAGTCCAGGTCGAGATGCAAGGGGGCAAGGACTGATGGCCCGCGGCGGAGTCGGAATCATCGCCGCGGTGCCACCTCCGGGGAAACTCCGCGGCAAGCCGCCGGCCGACATGGACGAGCCGGACGGCGACGAAGCGCCCGACGACTACGGCAACGATGAGGACAAGGCCGCCGAGACCGCCGCAGCTGAGCGGGTCGGGCAGGCCCTGGGAATCAAGAACGTCGACGCCGAAGAGCTCTGCGAGGCGCTCAAGGACTTCCTGAGCACGATCGGAAAGTGACCCGTGGCCATCCTGGTGGCCAGCCTGAGCGATTCGGCTCAGTTCCTCAGCGACAAGCGCAACGACGCCTCCATCGGCGCCTCTGACTGGGTCACGCTCGCGAACTGGGCCGTCAAATCTCTCTGGCGGCTCGGGTCGTCCGTTGACCCTGACTGGTACTTCGACCACCAGGATTTCTCCCTCGCCGGCGGATTCGGCACCGGCGCCGCGTTAGACCTCACGACGCTGACCGGGACCGGTTCCACCCCGCACCTGTGGCGCGCTCTCCACGGGCTCGACTACATGCCCGACACGACGAGCCGGCGCACCGTCCCTCGCCGCAACTTCCAGGAGCGCAACCAGGGCCGCATCGGCCGCTGGCTCCCCACCACGCTCTGCATCGACCGGGCGTACGACATCCGCGGGGCCCTCCTGACCATCACCCCCGAGGAAATCGCCAACGGGCCGTATCGCGTGTACTACCGCTACGCGCCGTACCTGTTCAGTGGCCCCTCGGACACGAACCCACTCGACCCCGAGCTCGAGCCGTACGACCAGCTCATCGTCGAGACCATGTGCGCTCGAGCCCTGGGCGTCGAGGAGAGCGACATGGGCGCGGCCAACGAGACCCTGGCCCAGCTCCGCAAGGAGTTCCTCGACGAGCACTCCAGGGACGACGAATCCCCCTGCGTCATGGCCGACGTCGAGGGAAATGACGAGTGGGGGTTCCGGTACTGACGTGAGCCAGGGACTGCCGAAACAGCGCCTCGCGGTGCCGCTCGGGTACGGACTGGAGACGTCCATCGACCCGAAGCTTCTCCCGGTCGGCAAGGTTACGACCTCGGAGAACGTCCTGTGGACCGCGCAGGGTGGAACCGGGACCGCCGTCAAGCGACCCGGCTACGTTGCCGTCCCCCAGGGTTTCATGACGTCCGGATCGGCGGGCAATATCCCGAAGACCTGGCAATTCGCGCAGCACAAGGGCGCGACGGTATCTATGTCAGTCGCCGGCCCGCGTCCGATTGGCGTGTTTTCGCCCGACGTCGATCTGTGGGCCACGCCACCGGCAAGCCAGAGCGACACGCAAAACGCCGTCCTGAGCCGACTAAGGGGCCAGCTCTTGGCCACGCGGGAGCCGGTGTACCGACCGAACAGCTCGACGACCAGCACGACGGCCATCACCGAGATTTCCATCGCCACGGATGGGATTTACGTCCTCGCGACGTGGCTGAACATCCCCGTTGGCGGGGCGGCGACGATTCAAGCTCGCATCCTCGAGCTGGACAGCGGCAAGGTGCTGTTTCAGAACCAGGTCGCGAGCGGGACGGGCAGTCAGATCGGAACCCCCCGCGCCGTCTACTGCGGCGGCTTCCTGTCCTTGGTTTACAAGACGCAGAGCACGCACATTGCCGAGATTCATTGGTCAACAACGACGCTCGGCACGGGGAATGGCGTTCCTTCGGGCGTTCAAACGCTCGCCACCGACCTCAACAGCACCTTCATCGACACGCTGGCCATCGGGTTCACCGTGAACGTGCTCTACGGAGCGGTCGGAAAGACGAATCGCATCACGTACACGGCCGGGTCCCCCGGCGGCTTCACGGACACCGAAATCAAGGCCCAGGGCGGAGCGAGCATCGCCGCCGCGGCCAACTGGGTTACCGACCTCGGCGGCACCGGGAAGCAGGCAATCACCTCGTGCAGCGGGGCGGGGCTCGTTCTGCACTACGACGTGGCAACCGGCACGGCGGTGACATCGACCACCATCGACTCCACGGGCGGCCCTTACTTCGCCTCCGTCGCTTACACCATCAACAGCGGCGGCGACGTCATGGCCGTCTCGCAGATTTCCATTCAGCCCGGAGGGCCGATCCGGCTGGCCTGGAAGGTCGGCGCATCCACAGGGAGCAAGACCTGGCTCAACAGCACGTCGCTTCTGTCGAAGCCGTTCACCCACAACGGGGACTTCTACGTCTGTATCGCCTATGAGAGTCAGACGCAGGGAACGAACTTCGCGATCCGAGTGCCGTCGAAGTTCTCCGGCGCGCTGCTCGACACGGCCGACTACACCCAGGCCCCGGGCGCGCGCTACTGCTCGGACAAGGGTAACGGCGCGGACGGGACCGTTGTCGAGGTGACTCCACTCTCCGACGGGCGCACGTTCATCTCCGGAACCGTTGTCCGAACGCGCCTAGTGACGACTGCGGCAGGACCGATCTTCGATACCGGGATTGACATCCTGACCATGCAGTTCGACCCCCCGTCGGTCGGGTCATCGCGGGAGTTCGCTGACTCGACGTACATCTGCGGCGGCCTGCTGGGAGCCTTCGACGGCCAGCAGTTCGCCGAAGAAGGGTTCCATGTGTTCCCGGATGACCCGGTCATCACGCCCACCGCCGGCGGTTCGATGACCCTCCTGGGTGCCTACTACTACCAGACAGTATTCCGATACACCGACAACAACGGGCGCGTCCATCGCTCGGCGCCGACTAAGCCGGTGCCCGTTACGCTTACCGGGAGCACGCAGAGCGTGTCCATCGTCCAGAAAACGCTGAAGCTCACCGGGCGACCCGGGCAGAACGTCATAGAGCTATACCGCGTGAACAGCGCCGGCGACACGCCGATCACGATGTACCTGGTCTCGGTCACTCCCAACGACGAGACTGTCGATACCGTCACCATCACGGACGGGACCGCGGACCGAATTCTCATCAGCTCGCTCAACCTCTACTCGGCCGACACTCAGACCCCCGGAGTTCTTCCAAGCGGTCCACCGCCGTCGCCCCTTGCGATGTGCGTGTATAAACAGTGCCTCGCCTGCGTCGACGCGGATGATCCAACGCTTGTGCGCGCGTCGCTGCCACTCACAGACTTCGACGGCGAAGGCTGGCCCATCTTCGATAACGACGAGATTTCGAGCTTCCGAATCGAGGACATCCACGGCGACATTACTGGCGTCGCGGCGATGGATGACAAGATGCTCGTTTTCAAGAACGATGCGGTCTACGTCGTCACTGGCGACGGGCCAGACATCACGGGAAATGGAACCTGGGGCGTTCCAGCCTTCGTGTCGACTGGCATCGGCTGTTCGTACCCGCGCTCCATCGTCGAAACCCCCGACGGCGTGGTGTTCCTGTCGACGTCGAAGCGCGCCGGCTACTACATGATCAACCGCGGCCTCACCCTCCAGTACATCGGCTCGCCGATTCAGGGCTACCTCGGACAGGACACCGTCGTCGATGGCGTGTACGTCCCATCGGAATCGCGCGTGATGTTCTTCAACGCCCAGGGCAACACGCGCGTGTACGATCAGGCGCTTTCGGAGATGAGCGGCGCACCGCAGTGGACGACGTTCACGAACCAGGCCGCCGGGGCCGCCGGGTTGCTCGCCGGTCTGCCCATCTATCAGAAGTCAGGCGGCGGGGCCATACTGACCGAGGATGTTTCAGGCATCTTCTGGGACGAGAACGGCACCGCGAACGACGAGTTCTTGCTGACGCCGTGGCTGTCGCTGGCTGACCTGAAGGGTTACGAGCGGTTCTATAAGATTCAGGGGCTCGGCAACTGGAAGGCAGACCACACGCTGACCATCACGCTGTTCACCAACTTCAACGACGGCGCGCCGCTTCAGAGCCGGTCGATTCAGATGTCCGTCGCGGCGGGGAATCAGGACTGGAACCTCTGGGAGCTGAAGTACCCAAACAAGGCGACATCCATCCGCTTCGGGGTGCGCATCGGGCGCGCCACGGGGGCGATTGCTGACACCGCCGGTGCGAACATCCAGGCCATCGTCCTCGAGTATGGCGTCAGGCAGGGCATGCGCCGAATCCCAGCGGCCAACCGGCTCACCTGAACATCCGTTCCACGTGGAACATCCGTTCACCTTGACGCGGTTCGCAGCCGCGCCACGCTGGGCGCATGAGGCATCTCATGTTGCTGGCCATCGCCGCTAGTGGGTGCGTGACCTCGGGGGCCGTCAGGCAGGCGAGACAGAATCACGTCACCTGTCTGAACCAGGAAATCGCCGAGCGCAGAGACGCGCTGGCACTGTCTGACGTTCGGGACAGGTATAACCTGTACCTCATCGACTGCCATTACCTGGCGGCGCGCAATGCGCACACCCCGGAAAGCGCGTCTGCCTGCGATCAGCTACCTGGCGACATCGTCACCATCGAAAAGGAGATCGCAGTCCTCGACCGAAAGGTCCAAGACCAGCACTCAACCTGCGAAATCATAGGCGCCAATGCTGACCAGTTGGAACAGAAGAGGGACGCACAGGTCGACGCACTGACAGCGGCGGCAGTTGGGATGCAGGTCGTCGGTAACGCCTACACGGCGGCAGGAGCATCAGCTCCGCCGTACCGGCCTCCCGTAACCTGCACCTCGATGTCGATGGGCGGCGGAATGGTGTCCACGACCTGTCAGTAGCTAGGACCCATCCGCGCCTGGGTAATGGACCCAGTCGCCCTGCTCGCGTCATACGCCCGGGAGCGGTTCGGCTGCGAGACAGAGAACGACCCGGGCAAGGGCTTTGCCACCTGGAAGATGCTGGACCCGACCAGCGTCTACCTGGTCGACATCTACGTCGGGCCTGACTTTCGGCGCTCCGGGGTTGCCGCGGAGCTGGCCAATCGGGTGGCAGCCCTGGCCTTGAAGGCGGGCGCCAAGCGCATGATCGGGTCGGTCGAGACCAAGTCCGCCACGGCCACGGAGGCGATGAAGGCCATTCTCGCCTACGGGTTCAAAATCACCCACGTCGAAGGCTCCATGATTTACCTCGCGAAGGAGCTCGGCTAGTGGGCTCCGCCTGGAACGACGTCAAGGGCGCCGCCGGGGACGCCTACGGGGAGCTGAAGAAGGTTCCCGTCCTCGGTTCCGTCCTCTCCGGACCCCAGACCGGAAGCACCCAGCCTGACACTCAGGCCATCCGGAACGCCGGCGCCGTCCAGGGCCAACTGAACAAGGCCCTCAGCGGCTTCCAGGGGGCCTATAGCCCCACCCAGGCCGCACTCAACACCCAGAATCAGAACGCCAACATCGCCCAGCTGCAGGCCCAGGCCAACGGTACGGCCCCAAGCGCCGCCCAGCTGCAGTTGCAGCAGCAGGGGCAGCAGAACGCAGCTGCGGCATATGGCCAGGCCGCCGCCCTCCAGGGCCGGAACCCCGGCCAGGCACTCCGCCAGGCCCTCCAGGCTTCGACGGCGACCCAGGCCGCAACCAACGCCCAGGCGGCCCAGCTGCGCGCCCAGGAGCAGGCCAGCGGCCAGCAGGCCCTTGCCGGCGCCCTCTCCGGCATGCAGGGCCAGCAGCAGAATCTTCGCGGCCAGGACCTTGGCCAGACCCAGAACCTCTATGGCGACATCCTCGGGGCCTCCGGCCAGCAAATCACCGGCGCCGGGAACCAGACCGGGGCGAACGTCAACAACGCCGCCACGACGAACAGCTTCAACGGCGGTGTCATCGGCGGAGCCGCCGGTGCCGCCACGGCCGCCATCAAGTCCGACCGCACGGAGAAAACCGACCTCAAGGCCGCCCCCCTCGACAAGCTGGCAGACGCCCTCCAGGGCTTCACGTTCGAGTACAAGCACCCCGGAACCCCGGGTGAGGCTCCAGGTCCCCGCGTCGGCGTGATGGCCCAGGACGCGCTCAGGGGCGGTCCGGCGGGCCGGGCGATGGTTTCCGCCGGCGGAGACGGAAAGCTCGCCCTCGACGGAGGTAATGCGCTCGGGGCGGCCCTGGCGATGGGCGCGGAGGCGTTGCGCCGCACGCGAAAGGCGGCGTAGGTGTCCGCCCCCTACTACGGGTTCGACGTCAACCAGCCCGACCCGTACGCCGTGGCGGGTCCGGCCCCCGGCGCCGTCCCTTCCCCGGTCGCAGCAGTTCCCCCGCCCGTGGCCATCGCGCCTCCTCCCGGGCCGACGGTCATGTCCCCCATCGGGCAGATTCCCGCCTCCACGCCCGGTCTTCCGGCCCCGACTGACGCGCCGCCCGTGGCGCCCGGTCCCGGCGACGAGCTCGCGCCAGCGCCGGCGGCGCTCGACGGGCCCGCTCCGCCCCCTCCCCGCCCGGCCCGTCCCCC